GACTTGGAAAAGATCTCGACGGGGTAGCAGCTCGCGTCTTTGGCCCCGAGGTTCAGTTTCTGCTTCGCCCACTTCGTGGCTGCTTCGCCGATTTTCCGCGCGTACATCCCGACGCTTTCGCCGGTCGCCAGCGCGATGTCTTTCTGCACGGCCACAAGTTGCGTTTGCTTTGGCTTCTCTTCAGGCATTGCGATGAGCTCCGGTCTTCAGTGCGTTGAATGTTTGCTTGCCGACCTTTTCGATCGTCACGCGCGAAGCTGGCTGCGAGGCGTGAGCCATCAGCGTCAGACACACATCGTCGGCGAAAAGCGTTACGCGCTCTCCGCCTTTGATCTTTCCATTCGGCTCGACCGCTTCGACGTGCACAAACACGCGACGAGCCCTCTGGGGGCGAGACACGGAATACTGCACGCCAATGTCTCGCCCCGCTGTCTCGCCGCATTGCTGGCAACGGCCCCGCACGCTGTGACGCTCGACCAACGACACTCCGTTGATCGTCGCCTGAAAGTCCTCGCGCGCGAGACGTGTCAGCCACAACTGCGCCTGATCCGAATCCGTCAGATCGATGGGGTGTGTTTGGCCGTCAGCTGTATGGATTTTCAGCACAACACCCCATCGAAGTGACTATTCGGGCTCGTTCGTCGTCGTAGGCGCCCCGAACGGGCCCGGAGATTGCCCCGGCAACGGGGTCGTGGGCGGCGGTGCGGCCGGCGCCGGCTTGCGACCGGCCCTGGATGCAGCGGGCGGCTTGAGAGGCGCACCGGCCACGCTGAACACCACACCGCGCGCCTTCAAGTGCGCCGCCTCGTCGTCGCTCACGACACACGTGCGACCCGGCGCGACGTGGATCGCTCCTACTACGGTTCGTCCGCAGTCAGCGGGGAAGTCGTCGATCTGCTGCAGCTGCGCGCTGGGTGAAAAGATGATGGTCGGCATGCGAATCCCTTTCAGTCGTCGTCTTCTTCTTCGTCGTCCGAGTCGTCTTCGTCGGGGGCTTGGGCGCCCAAGATGAGATCGATGATCTCGCGCTTGCTCGCCTTCTTCGGCACGTCCTTCAGCTTGAGCGGCAACTCTTGATCGTCTTTGATCAAGAGCAGCAAGTCGTCGCGCGACATCTTCTTCAGATCCACGCGCTCGTACGTGCCCTTGACCTCTGCCTCGGGCTCTTCTTCGTCTTCTTCCTCGGCGTCGTCGGCTTCGGGCAGATCGACTTCTTCGGGCTCGGCAGCCTTGGGCGTCGGAAGCTTGCCCTTGGTGACCGTGACCGCAAAGCCGGGCTGCGCGCGGTAGTAAGCCGCTTCTTCGGGGTTGGTCGTGGTGAACGAATCACCCTTTGCCATCGAGCGACCCTTGAAGCCCGTATGCGTCAAGGGCCCCTTCTTCTGTCGTTGCAGTGTGATCTTGGCTTGAAACATTTCTTGGGCCTCCTATGGCCAATCAAAACGCGCAGTGAGCTTAGTGGCGCGCCACAAGCAAGTTACCGGCTAGACGCCGAGGCCGATGTTCCGGACCTTGACGATCGCGGAGAGCTCTTCGAACTGGACGTCGACCTTGGACGTGATTGCGTACTGATTCACGCCCTTGTAGATGTCGCGGTCGCGCTCGATCCGGATCTCGCGACCGATGCCCACGATGAAGTTGTTTTGGTGCGTCAGGATGAGCTGCGGGCTCGAACGGTAGGTCACCTTCACGATGTCGCCGGAGCTGATCGCGCCGCCGATGCGTGTGATGGTTCCTGCCGCCGTGTCGACGCTGTAGTCGGTGCCCAAGATGTACGGCGCGGTCGGGACCTTTTCGAGCGCGTCGTCGTGCACCACGACGTCGGTGATGTTGGCGTTTTTCAGAGCGACGGCCGTCGTGCCGTTCAACTGCACGTGTTCGACGGTGAGCGGCTCGAACTCCCAGAGCGGAACGGGCACGGCTTGGATGCCGAACGGTCCAGGCGTACCGCCACCGCCACCGGCAGCGTTGTCACCGAGTGCGGTCGCGCGCGTGGAGAGTTTCTCCATGTAGAGCTGCCACAGATCCGGGCTCATGAACCATCGCAGTGCAGCACGGTTCCGACGGAACTTTGTCGGCATCGCACGAATCGCTTTGCTGAAGATCGACAGGCCCACGTTTGCGCCTTGCGCGTCGACCACGTTCGAGCCGTCGGCGAGCACAGACCAGCCGTCGCTGAGCGCGAGGTAGCTGTCTTTGATTTCGTCGTTCGAGCCGCCTTCGATCAGATCCGATTGCGGGATCGCGGGGCCGAGCTTGTTGCCGTTGAGGTAGAGATCTTCGAGGTCGTTGGCGAGCTGTGTCGCCATCAGACGAATGATCGTCTCTTCGACGTTGTCGCCCTCGATGTTCAGCTCTCGGAAGTTGTCGCCGATCTCGAACGGCACCATCAGCTCATGCGGCGTGATGGTGATCTTGCTGGTCGTGATGCCGCGGCGCACTTGCGGGTCGACGCCTTCGGCCTTGGGCACAGCGACGCGCTTGCCCACACCGATTTTGTCGATCTCCAAGTTTTCATTGCGGAAGCGCACGATCCGCGCGTTGTCCTTGAGCACGGTTTCGTCGATCACGAAATCGATGAATCGGTCGGACTGCGCGTCATTCAGTTTTCCGCCAGACGCGAGATCGTTGGCGACGATCGTGGCCTTTCTGACGAGCTCTTCGTTTGCGATTGCCATCTGTTGCTGTCTCCCTGTCTCGAAAGTTTCTTTTGAGGGCCTAGGTGTGATCGTCGTTCAACTACAGAACGCCGCTCCAAATGGAGCCGGACTTCTTGGTGGAGGTCTCCGTCCCGCCGTCGTTTTCGGCGCTGTTCGAGTCGACGCGGACCTTCTCGATCTTCTCGACGCGCGTGACGAGGCCGCCGACGGCCGTCGCCAAGCTCTTCAAGAGCGAAACGACTTCGCCCTCTTCGCCATCGGCCGACTTCAGCGTGCCGGTCATGGTCGGCTTCTTGGACGGCTTGGTCAGATCGTCGACCGAGCTCGGATTGCCGTGCGACTCGACAGCGGGCGTGTTGGCGTTGGGCGACGTGCCCGGAGTGCCCACGGCTTCGAGGACCAGCTTCAGGATCTCTTGCGCGCTCTGCAGCGCCTTGATCCGCTGCGGAGTAAACGCGGCTGCTTTCTGCACCGCCGTGGCGAGCCCGGCCATGGTGAGCGGCTCATCGGCCAAGAGCGCGTCGAGCTCGTCGTCTGCCTTGCTCTGCGCTGCCTTTGCCTTCTTGGTCTTCGTCTTCTTGCCGTCGTCTTCGTCGCCATCGTCGGCCTGCCCCTTGCCCGGCTTTTTCGGAGGGAACGGGAAGGCTTTCTTCAGCTTCGTCACGAGAAGCTTCGTCGTCTTCGGGTCGAGCCCGGCTTCTTCCAAGACGCTTTCCACGCTCACCGACTTCGCGGTCTCGGTCTCGTCGGTGTCTTCGTCGCCGTCGGCGGGCTCATCGCCATCGGCCGGCGCCTTAGTCTCTTTCTTCACGGCTACCAGGCCCGTGATCTTCGTGACGATGTCGTTGACGTGTGCCATCGCCTTCGCCACGTTGGCGTCGCCGCCCTCGGCGACTTCGAGCTCGACGGCTTCGGTTGCTTTCTTTGCAGCTGTGGCTCCCATGCTTAGACCCTCCTGATTTTTGATCACCAAAAAATCGACTTCGTTCGCCGGTGTGTCGACCAAGCTTACTTCTTGGGTGTCCAGACCAACGAATCTGCGCTTTGCCTGCTTCGGCATTGTGTTCGAGCTCCCTCTCACTCTTCGAGCTTCACGACCTTGGCTCGACCGCCGATGCTGAAGCCGCCGATCTTGCCGTCTTTGACTTTCTTCCAAATGTCCGCGTCGAGCACTTTGACTGTCATGATCCAAGAGCCCTGACGAACCGTCTTTGCGCCAAGCACGATCCCGTTTGGCGCGATGTAGCTTTCGACGAGCGCGAGCTTTCCCTTGGGGAAAGTCGAGTGCTGCACGCCGAGTTTCGTCGTTCGATTGAAGTTCTGAAGAAAGCCGTATGCGGCCTGCTTGATCACGTCGGCCGACATGATGTCGCCGTGCGCGTCGACCACTTCAGGTTGCAGCACAACCCCGCTGACGGTCTGTTCTTCGTCCGACGCCTTGAGGATCTCGATTTCGATCCGCTTTTCGACTGAACTCTGTTCAGAGTCTTCGTCTTCTGCATCGGCCTCGCACTCGGCCTGCCCGTCGTCCGGCGCCGGCTCGGCGGCCTCTGGCTCGGGCGAAACATGCTTTTCAGCGCGCTGCTTCTGCGCGCCTTTCGCGAGCGCGGCGATAGAGTCGAGGTGTCCTTGAATGTCCACGTCACGAGTTTATCGTGACGTGGTTGGCCTACTCGTTTTCGAGACTGTCGAAGTCCATCGACCCAAGCGAGATGTCGACCGTAGAACGGCACCTAAAATGGTACGGCGGCAGCGCCAAGCCGGCTTCGGCCAGCGCTTTGGTCCCGCCGTTGTCTCCGATCTCTTGGATCTCATCGGCCGACAACCACGGGTGCGCCGCGCGTACTGCAGCTGGCGACCTCGCGGCGCCCGTCTTCGCGATCTGCGCCTCGGCGTCAGACACCTGAAAGACTTTGCCGTTCATGTACTGACAGATGTCGGAGGTCCGCTCATCCATCGGGTTCACGATCTCGTATGCCGTGATCCCGATGTCAGAAAAACTTCGAATCTGTCCGCGTACGCGCGCGTTCGTCGTGGTGTTTGCTGCCAAGCCTTCGAAGTACTTGGCGTCCGTGCCTATGAATCCACTCGGCACAGAGACCTTGCCGAGCATTTCTTCGAGCGCCTTCGCGATGAATTTGCCGGCTTCGACCCGGCCCATGCCTTCGAGCATGGTCGGCGTCACCGCGATTCGAACTGCGTCTCGAAC